AGTGGGTTAAATACTATAGTTGGATCTGCTGGAGAAATCTTTATGTTTACCGAGGAGAACTTAAACATTGGAACTTTATAATGGATTATGCTGGAATATACAGAGGTATAGTAAAGGATAATCGGGACCCCTTAAAACAAAGGCGTCTAAAAGTTTTAATTCCTCAAATCAATCAAACAGAAGTAAGCAATTGGGTTGACCCTATTGAACCTTCCAGTATCAGTACAGATGTACCAGTAATTGGTCAAGGTGTATGGATATTTTACGAAGGAGCAAATCCTTCTTACCCTGTTTGGACTGGTGCCTTTGGTAAAAACCAAGGTAAAAATAAAAAAGTGTTTATTAAACCTTTGGTTAATACCGTGTCTCTTACTGGTTTAACACCTTACTTAAAAACTAATAAAAACACTGACGGAACTACAGAATTAGATTTAACAGATACCCTGATTCTTATGGCCAATAAATTGAAGTCTTATGAAACAAGAATTGCGTCTTTAGAGTCCCAGTTAGTAACTTTACACAACACTTTGGCCACTAGAACCAGCCCAAGCCACACTCATGGAAGCAATGGGTAATAGTTCATACAGTAAATAAGGGGCAAACAAGAGAAAATAGACCGATAGGTCTGAGAGGAAGTTAAGTGACAGCAGCATATCCCGCATCGGTAAAGTCCTTTACTACAAAGGTAGATTTTACTGACACTGTACTTGCCGAACATGTAAATAGCCTTCAAGACGAGGTTAACTCTTTACAGGCAAACCTTGGTACCTACATAAAAACTGGTTCTGGCTGGGTAGGTGATTTTGATACTACAACAAGCAACTGGAATACTTTAAAAGACCGTCTTGCCAATATGGAGTACGGCATTAAAGATGTTTATGATGATTACGTATCTCGTAGTGGCGGTTCTACAATTACTGCTATAAGTTCTTCTACAAAAGGATTAATTGTAAAAGGTGCATCTAGCCAAACCGCAAACTTAGTTGAATTTCAAACATCTGCAGGAACTGTAATTTCCAAAGTTGACTCTGCTGGAGAAATTTATACAAGTGATAAAAAATTAGTACCAATTGTTTATTCTTCATCCCAGCCATCCTCAGTTCCAGCGGGAACTATTTGGGTTGATTCAACTTCAAATGTTGCACAATTAACTACTCAATCTGGATTACCATCTGGTGGATCATCTGGTCAATTACTTTCAAAAAATTCTAATACTAACTATGATGTTACTTGGGTAAATCCTTACGTTCCAGAAATTGATCCAATCCTTATTTTAATGGGAGGTGCAGTATGACCTACAAATCTGCAAAGGTTTATACAGGATCGGAATGGGTAGATTTAGCAGTTGCTGTTTCTGACCCTTTTCAACGCACTGTTGGAAATGTAACCACAACTCCCTACACAATCCTTTCAACTGATGCTGGAAAAGCGTTAGTACTAAACAGTAGTTCTTCTATGAGTTTAGTGGTGCCTGCTGAATCTACATACAACTTTGTAATTGGACAAACGTTTGTAATAATTCAAAAAGGTACTGGTGCCATTACAGTTTCTGGAGCATCAGGAGTTGCAATACGTTCCAAATCTAGTTATGTTAAAACTAATGGTCAATATTCAGAAGCAAGATTAATTAAAATTGCAGCAAATGAATGGTTGTTATCTGGCGACCTAACTTCTTAAGGAGCGGTAAACCTTGGCTAAATATGGCGTAAATTATTATGGTGCTTCAAAGTATGGCTCGTTTGCAAAAACTGCTTACTCTGTAGAGCCTATGTCTGTGTTGGTTACAGATTTTACTAAAACTTATATTACCTGGAATCCTCCCCGTGGAACATTTTCTCAAATTAGATTACTAAGAAGTCAAGCAGGTTTTCCAGAAACTGCTGAAGATGGCATCATAATATTTAGTGAATTTGCAACAGAAGGAAATGTTTCTAGATCTTATTTTTTAGATGGAGAAGATAACCCTTCAGATATTCCATTAATTCTTGGAAGACAAGTTTATTACCGCATGTTCTTATTCACAGATGAGAATTTATGGAGAGTTGCTGGTTCTATTACTGCAATTATTCCATCAAACCATCAAATACAAAATAATTTAATAAACACTTTACCTCGGGTTTTTACAAGTAATGAACAAGGTTCTTTTGGTGTTGTAGACACTTCTTCTGCTTTGTATAACTTTACTTACGGCTTAACATTTTCAACCGAACAACTTTATACATTATTGGATTTACTAAGACCAAGACATACAGGGATAGAAACACCTATTCAATTATTACCAATTGAATTTGCAAATTTAGGTTTAACTCCTGAACCAGGTCTTCCAACTAAAAATCAAAAAAGGTTAGTTCGTGAAGCACTTTACATGTACTCTCATAAAGGAACCAAACTTGGGCTAGAAACATATGTTGAATCACTGACTGGTTATGCTCCAACAATTGATGTATCAAAAAACCTTTTGTTAGATGTTCAAGATTCTACGTTTTATAATGGAATAGGTAATTGGATTGCAAGCAATGCAACCCTCACTTCCAGTACAGAACAGGTACCTAGTTCTGTAACAACTCAAATAGACACTACTTATACTGGAAAAGTAGTTGCATCTAATGCTGGAAGCATGATTTTAGGTGCATCTAACATAATAACAAAAGGCGTTCCAATAAAGCCAAGCACAGAATACATAGTTTCTTGTAAATTAAAATCACCATCAAGTGCTGGTAACATAACTTTATCAGTAAGATTTTACAATAAAGATGGTGTTGCAACATCTTCTGCTCACTCTGCTTCTGCAGTTTCAGCAAACAATATTTGGAAGTCTGCTTCTGTTACTGCAACTTCAGATAATTCGTCTTCTTATGCAGTAATTACAATTGCTTACAGTGCTGCTGGTACATACTATTTAGATCAGGTTTGTATGCAAGAAGGTAACACGGTTTCATATGAAGAAGCCCGTGCTATAAATATATTTTTAAATCCTAAAAAAACAAACTACATTAAAAATCCATCGTTTGAAGTTAATTCAAGTACTTGGGCATTGACCAATGCTTCATTTACCCACGATTCTGATGTACCATCATATGGCTATTCAGGATCGTATAGTGGAAAGTTTGTAGTAGTAAATCCCTGGAGTATTGTTACTGATTATCAAATCCCAGTTATTGCTGGAAAGTATTACACATTGTCTACATCTTTAAAAGCAACTTCTTCATTACCCATAAACATAAAGATAGAGTTTTTTAATGATAGCGATGAAATAATTGAAACTGCAATGTCAGAAGTTACTTTAACCACGGATTTTTCAATTGCAAAAGTTACAGGATTAACCGATTCACAGTCTGGAGTAACTTATGCAAAGGTATCTGTGTATGGAACTCATTCTGGAACAATATATCTGGACTTAGTTCAATTCGAACAATCTCAAACACCTAGTGATTATTTTGACGGTTCCTTACCTTCTGACTTTGGCGTTGTTTGGGAGGGTACTGCTGATGCATCTTTTAGTCACTTATACCCTAGCAAACCACAGAAAGTACCTAGGTTGGCAAAGACGCTGATTGATTGGGTTCCGCAAAATGCTTTTTGGCGTTTAAGTACCTATACTGGATTGGAATACACAAACCTGACAGTGTAGGATGCGGGTTATGACTGACATACTAATACCCGTACTACTCACAGGAATGGCAGTTACTTACGTAATTGAATTCCTAGATTTATTTATCTCTGGTTACATTACAAAACCAACTGTAAACAAATACTTTGCACTTCCATTTAGTTTTCTTGGACTTTGGGCACAAGTAGATATTCAAATGGATTTCTTTGTTTTAGTCCCAGCAGCAACTTTTGTGTCTCTGGCCATTGGCATGTATCTTAACCGTCCAGTAGTTGTAAAGGCACCTACTCGCTTATCTCAAACATTCTAGGGGGCTAAATGAATATTGCCGTTATCTCTTTTGATGACGTGTGTGTCGATGAGGGCATGGCTAAACTCATTGATAAATACGGCAAAACAAATGAACTAAATGTATTTCTTCCAGTAACGGGAAGTGAAAATCATTTTGCAGAAAGTGTTGTACAAATCTGCAAACAAAAGTTTGTAAAGGTAACTTGCTTCATAGTTAACTCTATGGACATAGACCACATCCTTAAAGATGCTGATGACATAATCATTAGCGACAACCCAGTTAAAGAGATCATCCGTCAAATGACTTTGGATGATGTATTGGGAATTGTTTGGGATGATTCACCGCAGGCTCACTTCGTGCTTCACGCTGTAGAGGACTTTGGACTTGATATCTGGGATATATCTGAGGGGTTAGATCCACTAAAGATTGATTACTCAGAGTTATCAACTGGCGACCTGTACGAAGAGATGATGGGCAAGATGCACGAGTTTGTATCTAGCATGGCTGAGTATGTGACCTCAGCAGTCGTTGATGCCTTGTCCAAGAGCATCGATGAGCACATAGCCGAATCGGAAAATGGGAGGGATATCTCCCCATTTGATGACGACCTGTGAGAAAGCCTTCTGAGGCCTATCTAGGCCACCTAACCGATTTTCAGTTCCGTCTGCTATCTACCATGTGGCATTTAGCAGGCTCCCAAGGGCGTTTTAAGACCTCTGTAGCAGAGTTGTGTAGACAGACTAACAAAAAGTCTGACAAGACGGTCAGAAATGCCCTCAAAGCCTTAGAGAAGCATGGGCATATAATTCGGACACCAAGCCGAAGGGCTAACGGTTTTAAGGGCATGGATACCTACGAGTTAGTGGACAAAAATTACCGCACTGAGATGGTAGAAAATTACCGCACCTCACATGACTATAAGTTAGGTAGCCAATCTACTAATAAGCCATTAGTACCTAATAGACAAACTAGTAATAAATTAAAAGATATTGAAACCAAAGGTTTCATGAAAGAAATAAAGGTGCCTATGAGAAAATGGGAAGATGATGGAGATGATCTGGCAGGCTTTGGACTTATCGAACCAAAGGATGCGCCACAGCCTAAAATCCGCAAATCCGATCCTAGAACTCGGGGAAGACGACCAGAGCATGAGTGGACACCAATGGATGTCGCTGCAGAGTTTTCTTACCGTGTTGGGCGGAAGTACCCACTACTCCCTGGAACAGTTAACGTCAAACAACTCAGTGGAGCCCTTGCCAAATTCCGTAAGCAATACGATACGAATGCTTTAATTGAGTTAGAGTTGCTACGTCTGTTTATGGCAGATGAACGCAACTTCCAGAACATTGGCGATGAAGCGCCGTTTCTGTATAAGATGTTCCTCGCTTCCTTTGGTAAGAAGATGAATCAGGCTAGAGAAAACCTCGGCCTAAATAAAATTAACGCCCCAGTTGATACGACAGTAAAGATGGGAACGTTAAAAGCCAGCGATGGACGTGTTTTCCAGAATTCACTATCTGGTAGAGCACAACTAGAAAGATATGAAAAACGATTAAAGGAGAATGCAAATGGCTAAAAAAGTAAGCAAGATCTTTAAAGCAGATCTAAAGAAGAACGATGTAAAAGGCGGAGCATGGATGGCAACAATCTGTGTATGCGATGAGAATGTAGATATTGCAGATGTTCTTTTAACATCAGCATGGGCTAACGCATCAGCAGGTAAGCGTTGGATCAAAGAGCAAGTGCAAGCACTTACACCACGCAAGAGCGTGAAGATGGTTGCATCAGATGCAAAGGATGCTAAGGGAAAGCCAACATCTTTCTCAGGCTCAGTTAACTTTAAGGCTTAGTAAGTTACTGGAGGGTAATGTGAGAAAAAAAGTGGCAATGTCCAATACTGATGAAAATAGTATTTAGAGAGGGTATTGAAAACTTAGCGCAGGTATGCCCAGCACCAACTCCGTCTAAATTTTCAATACCCAATTGGTATAAGGCCATACCTAAGTCAAAAGACTTGATTAACAACTCTAACAACTTAAAGTTTTGCATGCCATTCTTAGACACGTTGTCTGCTGGTTATACTCAAACAACTTGGTCGGACATTATTGTAAAAAAAGATAATGACCAAGTAATGTTAGGAAGTAATACGAACCTACCTATGTTTAACAAACGTAGTTTACCCAGCCTAGAGGTTTCAAAAGATTACCTAAATGAAGAGTTTATTTGGAAACGCTACTGGATACCTGTATTACCCGATGGTTATAGCCTTCTACTTACGCACCCATACAACAGATTAGATTTACCTTTTACTACTGTGTCAGGAATTGTAGACGCAGATAAATTTCAATATATGCAAATTGGTAATGTTCCCTTTTATTTTAAAAAAGATTTTGAAGGCGTAATACCTGCGGGTACTCCCATGTATCAACTCATACCATTTAAAAGGGATGATTGGGAAATGGAAGTAGAGGTGTTTGATGAAGAATTTCAAAAGACAAACAACGATATGTTAGACTCGTTAGGTAAACACGTTTATAGGGATAACTTTTGGACTAAGAAAGGGTACAAGTGATATTACAAATAATAGGATTACCTGGATCAGGAAAATCTACTCTTGCTACAAAACTCTTAGAGCATATGGATGCTATCCATTTAAACGCTGATGAGGTACGTGCAGATTTAAATAAAGACCTTGGATTCACACCTTCTGATCGAATTGAACAGGCAAGAAGAATGGGTGCTCTTTCACGGTTACTTTCTAAACAAGGAAAAATTGTTATTGCAGACTTTGTTTGTCCAACAACTGAAACCAGAGAAGCATTTGGTAAACCAGATTACTTAATTTGGATGAATCGAATAGATGAAAGTAGATTTCCCGACACAAACGCTATGTGGGAAAATCCAACTGAGTATGCAGTAAGGATAGGAAACGACTGCACAGTTGAGGAAGAGGTTCAAATAGTTTTAGATGCAACAGGCATACATGATTGGAAAAAACCTACAACATTGATGTTAGGTAGATATCAACCATGGCATGAAGGACATCACGCCCTTTATTTTGAAGCCAAAAAACGCACAGAGCAGGTAGTGCTTGGTGTTAGAAATACTTACGGCACTAGTCCTAAAGATCCGTTGAAATTTTCAGAGGTAAAGAAATACATAGATGCTGACCCAGCAATGCAAGGCGCTATGGTCGTCAAGATGCCTAACATTACTAACATCGTATACGGGCGAGATGTTGGCTATAAGATTGAACAAGTAAAGTTAGGAGATGAAATTGAGGCTATCAGTGCTACTCAAAAACGTAAAGAAATGGGTA